ACCATCGAACTTCAAACAAACTCTAATGGGAAACAGTGGCTGGATGACACCAACCGATGTAAATGAGGTGTTATGTAAGATACCAAACAAATATATTATTTACAAACCAAATACCAAAGAAGGTGATGTAAAGACAGAACATGGGAAAGATGCAATTAATGTATATCGTGCGCCAGAGTTTCCTTCATGTAAAAAGAAAAAGATTCCAAAACCAATTGATATGATCTTAACCAATCTGTTTCTAACACAACCAGAAGCACGTGAAGAGTTCGTCAACTGGATGGCATACATTGTTCAAACAGGAAACAGAACTGGTGTTGCTTGGGGTTTTATTGGAGCTTCGGGATCTGGTAAGACAGCAATGACAACGGCATTCGGTCACGTACTAGGTTTACGTAATGTTACACTTAATGTCGGTGATGCTTCATTACAGAGTTCATTTAATCCATATGCATATAATAAACAGCTGGTACATCTTAATGAAGTTGCAAGTGACTTTCATGGTCGTCATGGTGTTGCAGGAAAGCTCAAAGCATTAGTGACTGATGATTACCTTCAAATCAACCAAAAAGGTATTCCTGAACTTACTGTTGCAAATTACTGTAATGTTATTTTGAATAGTAACAAAGCAGATCCAATTGAACTTGATGGTGATGATAGAAGATGGAATGTGATTAGAAGTATGCGAAATATTAAAGATGTTGTGGGCTGGAAACCATTTAAGATGATGACAGTTATCCCACAACTTAGGAACTATTTAATGAATTATAAAGTAGATGCTAAGAAGGCTGTATCTATTATGGAATTGTCATTAGATAAAAAATCTGTTCAAGATAAGACCGCATCAACTGGTCAACTGTTGGCTCGTGCTGTGATCAACAGCGATAGTGATAAGATCATAGATATGTGTAATATTAGTGATGATGATGTTTTACTAAAACCAATTAAAGAATCATGTAAAACTAACTTATGGTCAAATCAATTATTAATTGAACTTTACACAAAAGCCTCAGGAAAACATAATACAACATGGGCTGATATGTCCAAGCAAGTACTAGCACATATTCCTAATAAAGTTAGTAAAAACAACATCAATATGCACAACGGTAGTCGTGGTAGAGGTTGGAAGATATGAGAAATATATCAAAGGAAACAAGGGAATTTTGGTTGAATCAGAAGTATGTTTTAGGTCATTTTGTTGAAAAAAAGGGTAAACATAATCTAAAATTGACACCGGCTATGTTAATTGATGATGTGATCATAAAAAACAAAGGTGCCGATTCGGTTATTCTAAAAAATATTGTTGACTTGGATAAGTTTATAAACGAGAACGTCTAAATAATTGATACACCCGTTAGACACTAAAATTGACAGGGTGTATCATATTATAGCTACCGTGAAATCGAACTTTTATACACTTATACACTTTGATACACTTTTTAAATTGACTATATAGGAAAAGAAAAGTATAAAAAATACATAAAAACTCTCTCTATATATAGGCTTTTTAGTGGCGGTGTATCGTGTATAAGTGTATTATTTGTTCTGTATCTACCATGAATGCGAGGTTTGTGAGTGATACGCCACTTAAAAAATGGTGGATCAGGTGTATTATGTTCTGAAAATGAAGCCCACGGTTGGAAAATTGACAAAAATGAAGCCCACGGTTGGAAAATTGACAAAATATAACGAATGAAGTAGAATTATACAAAGGATTTGACATGAAAGAATTGAACGGACGGCAAACTAGGTTTTGCGAGATATATGCGGAGGAAGCAAACGGATCAAGAGCGGTTAGACTGGCTGGTTACACTGGAACGGCTGCAAATGTTAAGGCGTCACAGCTGTTAACAAAGCCTAACATTCAAGCCAAAATAGCGGAATTACGGGAAGATACGTCGATTAGAACACGAACAGACATTGACACTGTACGCAACAAATGGGTTCAAATTTATGAACGTTGTATGCAGGGTGAAGCTTTTATGAAATACGACAAAGAGCTTGGTAAATTTGTGGAAACTGGAATGTGGAAGTTCGACTCAGCAGGAGCTGCAAAAGCTTTAGAGAATATTTCAAAGCTGAACGGACACTACGAGAAAGATAATTTACAAAAGCAATCACACATCACAATGGAGCTGAACTATGGATCAAAGTAAAAACAAAAAACTGGCAAGAGTTATTAAGCATCTTGGTTTTAACTGTACAAATTTGAATTCTGCATCACCAACCATCAAGTTATACCCTCACACAATCAAAATAAGAGGTGTTGACGCCACGAACTCTGAAAAAGAATACCTGAGGTTAGGTCAAGATACTTTGTACGTTGTAGGTGCTGTGAGTGAAATTGAAAAAACTTTAATTCCCTTTCATAAAGCGTTGATTAATGACATGAAACTTGATGTAATTTTGGATTTAGAAACGCTGACAATAAAATCGAGGGTATTATGAGTGAGTTAGAAATAAATTACAACTATGATCCGTATATGCAAGTGCGTATGGATTGGTTGAGGGAGCAAGAACATCAAAGAGGAATTAAAGTTGTTAAGTTTGACGGTGATCTTACTATAGATTTTCTGAGAGTGATTAAACGAATAGTATTACTCAATCAGATGGATGCATCGTGTATTGACAGAACAAGGGGTTATGAAGCAGATTCAACATTGTTTGTGTTGGTTGAAAACAATTACATGATGATAAAAGCACTTGATAACATAAACGACTTCTTTCTTACAAGAGATTATGACATTAGCACATATCGACACAAATACCAAATTATAATCAATCGACACCCACATGGCTGATAAAATTAAGATTGTTTATACCGCAGCACCGACAGCACAAAAATTCCACGCCTCAGACGCATTCGTAAAGGCGATCATGGGTGCAATTGGTTCAGGCAAGTCAGTATCGTGTTGTGCTGAGATATTACGACTAGCACACCTGCAAGAGCCAAACAAGCAAGGACTGAGAGTTACAAGAGGTGCGATCATTAGGAACACAGTCAAAGAGCTTAAAAACACTACAATCAAAACATTTCTGGATTGGTTTGGTCATCTTGGTGTTATGAAGTGGACTGACTTGGTTTTTGAAATGACTGTGAATGATGTTCGTTGTGAGATCTTATTCCTTGGACTTGACAGACCTGATCAGTTGAAAGCACTTCTTTCGTTGGAATTATCATGGGCTTGGATTAATGAGGCAAGAGAAATAAATGAAGATACAGCACAGATGGTTACCTCACGATTAGGTCGTTTCCCTGCAAAGAAAGACGGTGTAGCTTGTACTAAGCCGACATTGATAATGGATACCAACCCACCTGACATGGATCACTGGTGGTTTAGAATCTTCGAACTTGAACGACCTGAGGGATGGAAACTATTTAAACAACCATCACCACTGTTAGCTGATGGTACATTCAATCCATTAGGTGAGAATCTTGAAAACTTACCAGATGGATATTACACAACGCTTATGATTGGTAAATCTTTAGATTGGTTGAGGGTGTATCGTGATGGACAATATGGATTTGTACAAGATGGAAAACCTGTTTATCCTGAATATAATGATAACCTACACTGCATTGATGAATATATACCTGATCCAAGTAAACCATTAATTTGTGGTGGTGATAACGGTCGAACCTCAGCTGTTCCGATTGGTCAGATTGATGGATACGGTAGGCTTGTGTTTTTTGATGAAATGGTATCCGATGATATTGGAACAGCTGAGTTTGGTCAATTGGTGCTTGAATATATGCAACGTGAATATGCATCATTTAAAAATACAATCTGGCTTGATCCAGCAGCAGGTCACAGAAATCAAGTAACAGATCATATTCAATTCAAAGTATGGCAGGATCTGGGATTACCTGTACGACTAGCACCAACAAATAAACCAACAATAATCATTGAAGCTGTTAAGAAGATGCTGAACACTTTGCGTGGTGGTTTGCCTTCGTTGTTAGTTACACCAAAAGCTGCTCAATTACGTAAAGGTTTAGCTGGTGGTTATAAATACCGTAGAATTATGACTTCTGGAAATATGTTTACAGATGAACCTGCTAAGAATAAATACTCACACGTCTGTGATGCCGCTGGTTATGCTGTAAATGGTTTGGGTATGGGTAAAGAGTTGATGGGTAATAGTAAGTTCAAAGAATTGGCACAAAGCGGTAAGAAGTTTAGTGGTGGAAAAGGATTTAAAAGATGACAAGTAAAGAGGATTTAGACTATATAGTTGAAGCTGCTGAGCGTTTTTATAAAGAAGCAGGTTTTGTCTATCCAGATGATATTCGTGCATATTACGAATCACTCAATCAAAACCCAATGATATTCACAGTTGTTGAACGTGGAAGAGGTTTTATTGTTGGTTTTGTTGCACCTTCATTCTTAGAGCCAACAATGTTACAATGTTCGGAATTGGCATGGTATGTTGAGCCTGAGCATCGAGGTACAAGTGTTGCAATCAAGTTGATGAAGAAGTACGAGGCGTACGCAAAAGCCAAAGGCTGTAATTATATTACGATGGTATGCCTTGAATCATTATCACCTGAAAGTGTTGAAAAGATTTATCATAAATTAGGTTATAATACTTTAGAACATCATTATCGAAAGGAAATATAATGGCGGCAATATCAACAATCGCCCTGAGTGTTGCAGCTCTTGCAGCTGCTGCATCTGCAAAAGTATCCCATGACACAGCTAAAAAACAAAAGCGAGAAGCAGATGCTGAGCAACAAAGACAAGCAAAGCTTGAAGCAAAGGCTGCTGAACAAGAAAGAGCACAAGCATCTATCCAAGAACAGGAAGGATTGGTTGTTGGTGCTGATAGTGCAAGGGCTAAGGCTGAAAAGGCAAGACGAGCATCATTAACAGGTAGCTCATTGTTGACTGGTGGTGACACTGGTTTAATGAAAACAAAATTAGGGAGTTGATTATGAAAGTTTCAGTAAGTTCAAAAGTAAATATTATTTGTATTGGTTGTGGTGCATCAACAGTTTTTTCACCAGATAAAGTGTATAACCTTGGGAAAGACATTATGTGTAATTGTCACAACAATGTAGTTGATTTAACACCATATACAAAAGAGTTGATCGAATCGGATCTTGAAGCAATGATTGTTGGTTTACACAATGGTGCTGATGTTGAAGACTTCACACTTGAATCACAACTTAGATATGCTCAATACATGGTTATTTCGTTTGATGAAGCAATTGCTGATGGTGTTCCGATGGACGTTGAGGACACAAGAAGTTATGCAGCATTTAAAAAGCTATTGGCTGATAATGATATGACAATCTCAACAGTTCCTGCTGAACCAATCATTACAGAACCTGAATTATCGTCAACAGATGTTGAATTTATAAGTGCTTTGTCAAATGATCTTGAAGCTATGGAAAAGAAAGAACTTAAGGGCATTGCTGAACAGTTAGGTGTTGAGGTTCCAAGTAAATCAACAAATGCAGCAATCATTGAGTTGATCTTAGCACAACCAGTTACAGAACTTGCATCAATAGTTCTTGGAGATTAATATGTCTGACTTCGGCAAATATATTAAAAAGTATAGCCGTGCAAAAGCTGAGAAAGATGGATTACTAAGTAGGCTGAAAGAAGCTTACAGGTATTCCCTTCCAGCAGCTGATGTTGACGGTAGTATGAATTCAAACTTCAATGAAGCGCCAGAGATTTATGATGATACGGCTGTGTTAGCACTTCAAAAGTTCGCAAATAAGATGCAAACACAATTGACACCTGCTTGGAAAACTTGGGCTGTTCTTGAAGCAGGATCTGATGTTTCAAAAGATGACAAAGAGGAAATCAATAAAAAGCTTGAAGACGTGACTGAGATTATCTTTGACCACATTCACCATTCTAATTTTGTATCTGCATCACATGAAAGTCATATGGATCTTGGAATCTCAACAGGTGCGTTGATTTGTGAGAAAGGTGATGGTATAAGTTCATCGTTACGTTTCAGATCAATTCCAATGCTTGAATTAATACCTGCTAAATCACATGACGGTACTACTAAAACGTGTTTTCGTGAATTTATAATGAGAGTGCATGAAATCAATGAGTTATACCCAACTGCAAAGTTGACACAGGCACTACAACAAGCTTTAACTGACAAGTCAGAAGCAAACATCACACTCATTGAAGGTGTTGTTCATGATGAAAAGAAGAACCAATACAATCACATATTACTTTATAAAGGCGAAGAGGCTGTATTAATGGATATTACATTAGATTCTAGCCCTTATATCATTTATAGGGAACAAGTATCAGCAGGTAGAGCGATGGGATACGGTAGAATCCTACAACTTTTACCAAGTGTTATTAAATTAAATGCATTAAGTTACTATGAAGATGCTGCTGTTATAGCTGCTGCAACAGGTTCATATACAATTCGTGATGATGGTGTTATGAATCCAGATAATATTCGTATATCAGATCCTTTTTCACTCATTTTGGTTGAATCAAATGACAGTGGAAATCCATCAATCAGACCACTTGACACGTCTGCAAGGTTTGATGTTACTGATGTTAAGATTAAAGAGTTACAGGACAAAATCAATCAAACAATGACAGCTCAAAGTTTTGGTAATATTGAACAAACACCTGTAAGATCTGCAACTGAAATGAGTATCAGAAATGCTGAAATGTTACAGAACACTCAATCAGCTATGGGAAGATTACAGACAGAGTTTCTTGAAACATTACTTGCAAGAATTGTTTATGTATTAGGTGAAGCAGGTAAAATTCCGAAACTGAGAGTTAACGGAAAAGAATTAACAATCAAGTTCACAAGTCCAGCTGCAAGAATCCAAGACGCGGAAGAATTGGCTGCATTACAAGAGTTTAGAATGTATATGGAAAGTATGCCTCCTGAATTAGTTGCTGCCAAGTTTAAAATCGAAGAAATGCCAAAGTATGTCGCTGAACGAACAGGATTACCTGCATCAATGATCAGAACAAAAGCAGAAGAAGATAAGGCTGTCGCAGGTATGCAACAAGCGTCTGTTCAAGGTCAACAAGCACAAACAGATGCAAGTATCCCAACACAACCACAAGGGTGATGAATGAGTACTTTACACGATAAGATTGAAGAATCAAAACAAGCCAACAAGGATGTACTTGATAATCAGGTGAAAAAAAGAGAACAAAGAGCCTTATTATACAAAAATGTTTTTGAAACAGATGACGGAAAAAAGGTACTAGATGAATTGACAGCTGCATATATTGATCCAATTGTGTCAGGTAGGACAGAGTTCGGTGAAGTCATGTACATTGAAGGTCAAGCGTCAGTTATTAAAGCAATTAAAATTATAATCAATGGAGTTAAAAATGAAAAAAATTAGTGTATTAGGATTACTTTTAAGTTTAGGTTTATTCGGTTTATTCGCCGACGGTGGTGATGGAGCAGGTGGTGGTGAAGGTGATGGAGCAGGTGAAGGGAATCCAGAACCTAAGTTTGGTGAAGAAGGTTACAAGTATGCTAGTAAATATGTTTCAGTTGAGGATCTTGAAAAGGGTTATGTTGAGCAACAAAGTCATTTTAATACCAAGTTAACAGAAGCCAATGAGAAATTCGGAGCTTTCAAAGGTGCACCAGAAGGTGACTACGAACCAATTAAAGACGCTGATGGTAATGAACTTGAAGGTTTCTCACCTGACGTTATGTCTGAACTTCAAGCTTGGGGAAAAGAAAATGGACTTTCACAAGATAAGTATGAGGACGTTATCACAAGATTGAAAACAAAATTAGATCAAAGTAACCAAGCATTTATACAAGAGGAATTGAAAAAGCTAGGTAAAGATGCAGACATTAGAATCAAAAATATTAACGATGCGTGGGTTGCACAGTTTGGTGAAGATTCTAAAGATATGATGAACGGTAAAATTGTAACTGCTACAGATGCTGAGTTCTATGAATCAATAATTGAAAAACTTGGCGGTCAACAAGTAAATCCAGACGGAACAAAATCAACATTCGGCGCAGAAAGAATCACGTACGACACGTTAAGCGCTACGATGTTTGCAAAGACAGACAGCGGTCAAAGAAAAACATTAGTTGATCCAGAATATGCAGCTAAGGTTGAAGATATGATCAAACAGTACAACAAGCAAAAGAGATAGTTATGAGGACGTTAACGTTGTTGTTTTTGATTGTCTGTTCAATGTGTGGTGTTGATGAAATTCAAGCCTTAAACGACAGAAGTGATGGTCATAAAATCAATATTAAGTTACCAGATAACGGGGACGGCACGAACAGTTATAGTGTCAGCCTTGCTGGTGTTGCTGTTAGTGAAAATACCCTTGACGTCCATGTCAAAGAAATCCACACAAACATGATCAATTCAACGATGCATTTTGAAACAACAACAGCAACAACATTCGCAACAAATGTAACGGCTCAATCAAGATCATTTACAGTCGTTAGTGCTACAGGTTTTTCGATTGGTGATCATATTCAGATTGAAGATGGGATTGTCGAAACGAATTTTCCCACAATCACAAATGTTGTTGGAAATGTAATTACAATTAATAGACCGATAGACAGAAGTTATACAACAAGTGACGGTATTCGTAAAATACTTGTAAACATGGCTGTTGATGGTAGTGTAACACCCGTTTCTTTTAAGATAATGGCTGAGCAGTCAACATCATTGATACACATTACCAGATTATTGTTCAATATGAGCCATTCAACAGCAGGTGACATGGGAACTTTTGGGAATTTAGCACCATTGAATAGGGGTGTTTTATTTCGAGCGTTCTATAAGCGAATAAACACATATAAGACAGTGGCTATCTGGAAAACAAACGCTGATATTGCCATTGACATGGGTTCTGTTATCTTTGACACACGAAGCAGTGGGGGCGGAACATACGGTACATCAGGAGTATGGTCACTATCAAGTGTAGGTATTGTGGCAGAACTTGATCCAACAGAGTCACCTGACTTTTTAGAGTTCTTAATACAAGATAATCTGAGTTCTATGATCTCATTCACGTGTAACTTCCAAGGATACAGTGAAGATTAACGCTGGTTACCTATTGCATTTTAATAAATAAATTGTTACAATGTGACATTAATTTATTTTGAAACTAACAAACACCCTACGAATAGGCTTGAAGGTTGTCAAAGTGAGATTGAGAGATTTTAACTTTGGTAACCTTCAAGACCGAAATACCTAAAATCGAAACAATAAAAAATTAAAATCACAGGAGTCAAATATGAGCAGATACCTAAATGAAGTTGCCGTAACGCAATTTGACATGGAAACTAAGCACGAATACCAATCAATGGGTGTTCTAAGAGGTTGTTTTAGAACTAGAACAGGTGTAACTGGGGATAAAACTACATTTAACAATATGGGAAAAGGTAGAGCGCACAGAAGGGGATCACCGTCAGCTGATGTTGTACCAATGGGTGTTGGACATTCTTATGAAACTTGTAATCTTTTAGATTATGAAGCACCTGAGTACACAGATTTATTCGGGAAAAAAGAAGTTTTAATAGATGAAGTTTCTGAGTTAGCAACAACAACAAAAGGTGCAATCGGTAGATTGAGAGATCAAATCGCCATTGATGCGATGGTTGCTGCACCAATTGGTGATTTAATCAGTGGTGCTTTAGTTGGTAGTTCAGCTGCTGCTATGTCACTTGCAACGTTAATCACAATCAAAGAGTTATTTGATAATGCTGAGATCCCAGACGGTGAGAGATATATTGCTATGACACCAAATGGTTACACAGGTTTATACAACGAAACTAAAGTTACATCATCAGATTACGCATCGGTGAAAGCTTTACAACAAGGTACTCTTAATGAGTTTATGGGGTTCATGTTTAAGAGAATTGGTACAAATAGGGCTGAGGGTGGTTTACCGTTAATTTCGGCAGGTGTTCAATCAGCTTATGCGTGGGATAAAAAAGCGATTGGTGAAGCAATTGGATTAGAGGTTGAAACATCAGTAGAGTGGTCAGTTGACAAACAATCATGGTTATCTATGGGTAAATTTAAAGGTGGTGCGTGTATTGCTGATCCTGATGGTTTATTAAGATTCCAATATAAAATCGTATAAGGAGTGAATTATGGCTTTTAATAGAAAATTTTTTTCAAACGCAAGTGTTACGGGTAATGATGTAAACCTTTTTACATATGGTATGAATGCAGCAATTGATGACACAGCTGACATGGCTGCATCAGGTTTCTTCAACGAGGCTGGTGATGTTCTTAAAAAAGGAAATATCATCATGGTTACTGATGGTGTTACACCTAACATTTTAGTGGTTACAAGTGCCACTGGTGCATTACCTGTTACAACTACGGCTATGCCAATAGCTTAATATGGTTACTAAGCCCATTGATTTTTATTCAGTGGGCTTTACTAACTAATATTAAGGATCTCTCACATGACAACAACAACATCAATAAGTATCGCATCTAATGCGTTATTACTCTTAGGACACAATCAAATAATATCATTTTCAGACGCTGGTGCTGGTGGTACTGTTGCCTCAGCTTTTTATGAAACATCATACGTGGCACTTTTGACTTTGCATCCATGGTCGTTTGCTAAAAAGAAAAAAACACTAAGTAAATTAACAGCAAAACCAATTAACAACTTTCAATATCAATATCAACTACCAACAGACTGTTTGCGTGTGTTAACTGTATTTCCTACAACGGATTATGAGATCTTTGAAGACAAACTTTACACAGATGCAAGTTCTGTTGACTTAGATTACACATACAGAGTCCCTGAGTCGTTTTTACCACCATTGTATAGAGAAACATTAGAATTTTATTTGGCGGCTAAATGGGCTATCCCTGTAACGGAAAACGCAACAAACGCAAGCGTTTACGAAAGTAAGTTTGAGGTGCTATTAAAAAAAGCTAAATTCAATGATAGTGCTGCAGCAACTTCAAAATCTGTTCGATCAGTTGGAACAAATCCACTACGAATAAGACAAGCTAGAAATTATAGGAGTTACTAGATGCCAAAATCAACGGTTGTTCAAACATCATTTAATAACGGTGTAATATCACCAACACTTGCAGGTAGGACTGATGTTGCAAAATATTACAACTCTTTAAAATTAGGTGATAATATTACATTAATGCCTCATGGGGGATTTAAGCGTAGAGCAGGGACACGACCTATTTTAAAAAGTGATGATTTTTCACTTGGTTATGCAGCGCAAGAACTTTATTTTTCAGGAAAGGTACGACTGGAAAAATTTGTTTTTAATATAGATCAAAAGTATTTAATTGTTTTTGAAACAAATAAAATCACAATTATCAAAGGTATGTTATTCCTTGTTTCAATAGTACCTACGACACCGTTCACAGAGAGTCAATTGACTGAATTGGACGTAACACAATACGCGGATACTCTAATTATTGTACATCCTGATTTTGCACCGCTAAAACTTGTTAGGGGTACGACGGAATTGTTGTGGACTCTTGATCCAATTACTTTTAAAAATATTCCGTTATATGATTACACAAAGAGTGTTGTTGGAACTCAGGAATTTTTCACAGGTAATGGTAGTGATCGAGATTATGTGTTGATTTATTCAAAAGCCCCTTTTTCTGTTTATGTAAATGGAGTTAAGCAACATTTAACTACAAACTATACATACAACAAAAGTGCAAGGATAATCACCCTCACAGTTGCACCTGCAAACGGCATTGAAATCGAGGTACGTTCAGGATCTAGTTTGACAATCCAAGACGGAGCTGATAACTATGAGCCTATTTGGAGCAGTACAAGAGGTTATCCACAAACAGTTACATTATACCAAGGACGAATGTTTTTTGGTGGTACAAGAAGTAAACCAATTACAGTCTTAGGTTCTGTTGTAAATGATGAATTTAACTTTTTATTGGGTGATGGTGGGGATGATTTGGGAATTTTTGACACAATAAGATCAGGTACATTCGACAGCATCACAAACATTGTAAGTGGGCGAACGTTACAACTTTTTACAGAGTCAGGCGATTACTATAATCCAGCAAATCCGATAACACCTGCTACAAGTGGTTATCAAAGACAAACATCATACGGTGCAAAGAGAATTTCAACGGTTGAAATTGACGGGGCTACTTATTACGTTGACAGATCTGGAAATGCAGTAAGAAAGTTTATTTTTAGTTTTGATGAAGATGCATACGTGTCGCCAAATATTGCATTGTTAGCAAATCATTTGGTAAAAGAAGTAGTGAAAATGGCAAGCGCCACTGGTGTTGGTGATGATGTTGCAAATCTTGTTTTCTGTGTGAATGGTGATGGTACAATGGCTGTTCTGAATACATTACGTCTTGAAGATGTACAGGGTTGGTCAACATGGTCAACAGCTGGAAGTTATAAAGATGTTTCCGTTGTTGACCAAGACATTTATGTACTTGTTGATCGTGGTGGGAAACAGTTTATTGAGTTAGTTGATGAATCTGCATTAATGGATCATCAAACAGAGATTGACAACTCAGACACTTTTATAAAACTTCCAACATCGGCAGCTGTTGATTTCAGTGAATTGGCAAAACGTGGTGATAACTTTTATGATGGTATCGCCACGCTTTACGTAGACGGTTTATTTTTAAAAGCCAATTTTCCAAGCACACACAATAAAAAGGAAATTGGTTTTAACTTTATTGTGACAGCTGAAACAATGAACATTAATCGTGATACAACACAAGGTTCACTGATAAATGTTAGAAAAAGACTTGTTCGTGTTAAGTTAGTTGTGTATAATACACTTGGAATAACTGTTGAAAACAATCGTATTGTCGATCGTCAATTTATTATGGATTTTAGCGATCAGTTAAAGCCATTTTCAGGTATTAGAGAGGTTTTTTTATTAGGGTACTCAGATAATAACTCAATAAGAATAACACAAACGTTACCTATGCCGTTCACGTTGTTACAATTAGATATAGAAATAAAATATTAAGGGGTTTATAAATGGCTGGTGAAACTAATAATTATCAATGGTATGGCTTGATTGGTCAGGGTTTATCAGGAGCTGCATCTAATTATACGGCAGGTTCACTTGAAAAAACATCTTCACAATTGGCAGCTGCAGGTTTAAATATGAGCGCTGGGGGATATGACACCCAGTCAAACGCATTAAATTTACAAGCTGAAATGGAACGAATAAACGCAGACGCAATGTCAGCTCAACGATTGGTTGAAGCGAACAACGTAGCTGCAAGAAACACAGTGACTAATATCGCTATGGGAAAAACTGGCGAAGGTTCAGCTGATATAATTGCAAGGGCAAACGATATTAATGCAGAGGCTGATGTTGGAAGAATTCAAAGAAGTGGTGAGATAAAATCAATTCAAGCAAAACTGGGAGCAATTGGGGCGAAGAAAAACGCAAGCGCTGCGAGAAGTTCCGCAAGGGCGAACGAGATTGCAGGGAAAGCCGCATATAAAATGGGCATTTATTCAAGTATTGGAAGTCTGAGTCAGGTAGCTCTTGCAGGTTCTCAATTACAATCATCAACACCAGCAAGTAAAGGTTAATTATGGCATTAGAACGAAAAGGGCAGGAAGTAAATCAGATACAAGGTGACGTTAGTGGTTCAATGGAAAATGCAAGAGCCACAATTAATGTTGGTAGTGAAATTGCGAACCAAGGTCAAATGATTAAAAAAACTGGTGCCATGGGTTTAACACTACTTGACAAATTAAATTCATTCAGTGGAAGTGTCTTGGCAATCGGAACGGCTCAACAAGTGGCTGGTGCAAAAGACACAGCACTTGACGATGTGATGAGTGGTGCATATGTACCGAGAAATGATCAGTCACCTTACGCAGAGGCTTATAATAAAATAGGTAATGAAGCATATGTGGCTACAGCAAAAGATAGACTCAACAAAACCACACTTGCCAACTATGAAAAGTACAACGGTGATCCTGAAAAATTTTTATTGGAAAATGCAAAATCAACACACGATGAAATAATAAAAGCACCAAGTAAAGATTTGCAATTTATACTAAGTCAAAGCGCTGAGTCAACAACATCTGCATTTACTAAGAACTTAACTGATGCACGTATTGATCTAAACATTAAGCGTGAAACAATTGGTATAAAAAACAATATAGCTGCAAACACTGGAATTTTGATTTCTCAAATGGGAAAAGGTATGGATCCTAAAGACTCTATCGAAAAGATCAGAGCCGCATATCAAGTGCTAGAAGCAAAAGGATTGAGTGATCCACAAGGAACAGATCAGGCAATTGTTGAAATTGTTAAAAAAGGGCAACGAGAATTTTATCTAAATACTGCGTCAAGTATGCAGATTGATGGTGCAAAAAATTATTTGAAGTCAATTGAGTTTGATGACGCATACACAGCGGATGAAAAAGTTGAAATCAGAAACAGCATTAAGTCTGAAATCAACAGCCGTGAAATTGCAAAGAGTGAAAGTGAGTTGACACAAGTTAAACTCAACAATGAATTAGTACAAGAGAATATCAAAATATTAGAGAGTGGGACGGCACCATCAGAACCACTTAATCCAAATATGACGGTTTCACCTAAGTTAAGAAAAGATTACGCAATTGCTGCAAACAATTATAACTCATTAATTGATATGAAAAGCAAACCAATTGCAGAACAAGCTGAAATGATAAACGCAATAGATACCTCAACAGTTGAGGGTTTAGAACAAAAACAATATTTAGAAAAGCAGCATAAAAAGTTTGCACTTGGTAATTTGATGGAAACTGCGCAAGATTTTAAGATGATTGATAATACGTTTGTTAACGCAAGTACTGACATAATTGGATTAAAAAAAAGGGAAATGTATCAAGATGCTCTGACTGAGAAATATGGGAAACAAGCTGAGTATCTGACACCGTCTGAACAGGATAACATGAAAACATGGTATGCCACGTCAAGTGTTGCTGATAAATTGACTTTCTTAAATAATGTAAAAGAGTTGAAAAACTCTGGAAAAGTATTAAGTGAAATAAGCAAAAACACATCAGGTGTACTTGCGTTTTCTGGTGAGCTATTAGATACAAAAAATGTCGCTGTTGCTCAATTGGTGTTAACTGGTGACCAGCTTGACAATGAAGCACCACCGAAACTGAAAAATGAAGTATCAATGTCATTGGGTGATATTATTGGACGAGCTAGTGCAAATGATTTTAATGCGTATCAGAGCGCCGCAGTCAACTACGCTAAGGCGAAACTAGCATCTGGTATTGTTGTGTCACCTCAGGAAGCTATCGAGGCTACAAGTGGGGAAATTGCTACATACAATGGACGAAAAATATTCCTTCCTATGAATGTTAGTAAAGACAATTTTGATAATTATTTGAAAACATACACAAATAAGAACGAATCATTACAGAATGATATTCGAGGTTTAGCCAACTTCTTTGATGGTTCAGTACAGTTACATTATGTAGGGCGTGGAAAGTATCAAGTGTATTATCCGAACTTAGGATCATACGTTTCAGAGAAAGATGCAAACGGAAAATTAAGACCTGTGGAGTTGAATTATGGAAGTAAATAACGAATTAATCCCACTGGTTGATGTGGATGAACTTGACGCAAAACGTAACGAATTTAGCGTTGACACACTTCAAAGTGGTTTCAATAGAACAGTTGAAACAGGACTTGGTAGAAGTTACGATCATGTGGACAGATTGGCTAACGATGAAATCATCAAAAACCTTCCAGACTATAGCGAAAACAAAGAGGTATATGACTCATATCTTGACTTATTACCTGAGCAAAAAGACGTTTATAGATCAGCAATTGAAAAAGGGGCTTATACAATAGGTTCTGATGGTGAGGTTGTTGGTGCGGATGGTATCACAATGATGGGGCGATTGTTAACCAAGAAGGGTGGATTTTTCAAAGAGGACGCATTAAAAGGAATTATTCTTGCAAATGCTCAGGGCGTTACACAAACAACACTTGATGATAAATTCAAAGAAATTCATACAAACAATATTAAAAAATATCAGAACCAAACATTCACAACAGCTGGTGCTGCTGCTGATATGATTGGTTCACTTGGTGCCTATTTCACAGAACCCGAAATTGCACTGGAAATTTTTGGTGTACCTAGTAGAATATTTGGTAAAACAATTGTCGGAAATGCAGCGAAAGCTTTTGGTTATGAAGCAGGTGTTGCGTCAGTTTCAGAGGCTATAAGACAGTTTAAACCAACTGGGATCATGGCATTAAACAAACGAGCAAAAGTTGATTATACCCTTGCCGATGGTGGTATGCAGGTTTTGGTTAATGCAGGTTTTGCAGGTACACTTCGAGGACTTGGTAGTGGCGTTCAAGACACAGTTCTTTTGAATACTATTAAAGCAAGAACACCTGATGCTGATGCTTATGCAGTATTTTCAAGATGGAATGAACGGCAACTGTCTAAAACAATTATAAATCAAAATGTATATGATATTTCAATGAGAACATTATCAGAAGAATTGAATAAAAATAAAATGCCAGAAATTGAAACTGACATTAACATCATGGAAAGAGCTAGTCCCGATATTCAATCAGTAAACATTCAAGAAGAAGCTAGACTGCAACGAAGCGAAATGGGTTATAACAACTTCGCAAAAGCATTCGACAAAGAATTTGACGCAATACCAACAACACCCGTTGAATTCAAATTTGAAGATGATCTAGTTGATAGTTTTGATAAGTTAGATCCTGAAATAATGAATCACCCTGAGGTACAACAGCTAAAAAAAGAACTGGACGCTTTTGACACAACTCCTGAAACAATACCACCGTATAAACTTGAAGAAGTTGAGGGGATTTTAAAGTATTCACCGCAAGGAAAAATATTAATATCTGATGTAATTCAGTTGGAAAAAGGAACTAATATACAAGGGGTTAGGTCTGCAATTGAAAGAACTCAACAAGGAAAAGCTACTACAAGAGATACTGAGATTGTTGATGCTGTTGATAACTACATGAGAAATGAAGGATTTAAACACATCACTCCTGAGGAACTTCCAAAAGATTTGATTGATGAAGGATACAGTCTAAACGCAGCAGGTGAGTTTCTTGATCCAACTGGAAAAGTATTGTTTGCAAAAGGTGGTGACAATGTTCTGGCAGGTGGTATTGCTGCCATTGGTGAAGATGAAGAAGGAAACATCACATTTGATCCTGCAAAGTTTCTAGCTGGTGCATTAGGTTTACAAGTTGCTAAAAAGTTTGCACCGAAATTGTTTGAGATAGGTGATAAAAATAGAATCGGTATGTTTGTGGGTTCATCACCTTTTGATGTTGGTGCATTTAGTGATGTTGCCACAAAAAAGATTATGAGAGAAATTGACGATAGTAATGCCAAAATAGTACCTGATGTGTTGGATGAAATATACGAAGGAAGAAACATAAACAAACCTACGATTAAAGAAGGTGATTATAAATCTTATGATTTGTCTGATGTTTTTGAACACAATGAGCTTTATAAGCAATACCCTGAACTGAAAGAAATTCCATTAATTATAGAAAACAATCCATTGGAAAAGTATGGAGGAAGCTGGAACGGAAGTTATATTTCAGTAAACATAGCTAATAAAAAAGGTATGCCGAAAGACGTCTTACTTCACGAAATTCAACACGCAATTCAACAGGAAGAAGGTTGGGCGAGAGGCGGGAGTGTTGAAGGTGCTGTGGATAATGTTAAAGAACAAAGAAAATTGGCGCTTGAAAAAATGAACATAGAACGAAAAAAGTTTTTTAATTCAGATGGGGAACTGATCGCAGACTTTGAGGAGTTTAATAAATTTGAAGTTGCAAGAGAGAAATTGATGAGTAAGAGTGTTTCAAATGAAGATGCTGTGAATGCGTATAAATCTTTATGGGGTGAACAACAAGCAAGATCGACACAACAAAGAATGAAATATACTCCTGAACAAAGACAGAAAGAAGACTGGACGAAGACGCTTGAAAAAAACGAGGGTAAATACAATGAGCCAATAATAAAATATCGTAATGGAAAAAACGATAGTACTGATAGTGTTTCATATAAAACTTCAAAAAATACAGATAATCAAATTGTTAATATAAAACCATCAGCAAAAACTTTTTCAGGTGAAATAACGCTACTTAAAAACAAAGAAAAAGCCCCAAATATGGGTAGCAAATACGGTCAAGATGTAGAACCTAGCGGATATTTTGCAATACAAAAAGAGTCTAATCGTTTAGACAATAACCCTAACTATGAAACAGTAACTGCAAACATCATCAAGCCTCTAATCATTGATGTTACAAATGATTTAACACAATGGAAACGTGATCTTTCGTCTGAGTACAAACTAAAAGGAAAAGCTTTATCAAAAAGGTTGATAAAAGATGGCTATGACGCAATTATAACAACTGATAAAAACGGTGAGTTAGGTGAAATCATAATACTAAATCCTGAGAAAACATTAAAAAACGATATAATTAAGCAAAATAATAAGGATAAATAATGGCAGGTGCATCAACAATACTTGGGAAATTAGAAAAGCAACCAGTCGCAGAGGCTAGTTCCCAACTATTTGAAAAACTAGATTTAAAAAAACCGACACGTACTGATATATCAAAAGTTCCTGAGGGGACTGAGATAGACACGAGGATGACTGATATTCAGAAAGAAGAAAAGTTCGCACAAGCAAAAGCTAATCAAGAAACAATCAAAAATGCAAAAGAGAATGAACGATTACTTGCTGAGGCAAACAAACCTGTTGAAAGAAACTCATTTACTGAAACAGATCCAACTGTTGATCCAACAATAATGCAAGACCCAAATATACCAAAAACGGCACAGACAATTGATGCTGATATAGTAATCAAACGGGCTGATAAAAAACGTGATCTAGCATTGAAAATAAATCAGATACAAAAAGAAAAAGAACTTACAAGTATTTTACAAGCAAAGCAACCTGATCAGAGTACTTATGATGTGCTTCGTAACACCATAGGAAAGACAGCAGGAGCTGGAAACGCATTCAGTAATATCGAGAGCAGGGCGACGGCAATATATACCCGTGTAAGCTCTAATATGTTCAATGTGAAAGATAATCTTCGTACAAAATGGGCTGGTTTAGCGCAAGATACTGAATTGGGGAAAGAATTGGTACGTTTTCTAAAAGATGGTAAAGTGCAAAACAAGAAGTTGGAAGGTGCTGTTAAACAGATGGCTACCGAATGGACGGCTGCTGCAAATCAGATTAAAAACCTACGAATTAAAGCCGGTGGTAAAGTCGGTGAGCTTGAAGATTGGGTTGTACCACAGTCACACAATAATATCGCCATTAAAAAAGCAGGTAAAGATGAATGGATAAATTCGATCCGTCCACTACTTGATGTTGAACGAATTGAAGCACAAGTTGGAAAACCAATTTCAGAAGTTCTTGACAATGCCTATGTGAACATAACATCACCTGACATTGGTGTAAGAAGTTTCACCAGTAATGTTGCAAAAAGACATGAAGAAAGTAGGGTACTACATTTTAAAGATGGTGACTCAATTATAAAATACAATGAAAAGTTTGGAAGTAAAGACGTCTTTGCAACTATGGATAACCACGTGAGAATGCAGTCGCAGGAAATTAGTACGATGCAGCTGTTTGGTGCAAATCCAGATGACAACTTTTTGAAATTAAAAGAACTTGCAAAAAAAGATGGTATGAGTACTTTTCAAGAACACAAACTTGATGCACTTTGGGATATAAGCACAGGGAAAGCTGATGGTGACGCAATCGTTGGAAAAGCTGACCGAATCATCGCAACAATTGGTGGTGCGCATAGAAGTATCCACGTGGCATCCAAACTAGGAAGTGCTACCGTTTCTGCAATTGCAGATATTGGGAATATTGTACTAGGTAGTGGTTACCGTAATTTAAGCAGTATTAAAATTTTGGGTAGATCATTACAGTCAATGTTTCAAGAGGCATTCAGTGGTACAAAATCAGGACGTAATGTTGAACTTGCATCGCGACTTGGTATCGTAAGTGAATTCGCAAATGCAAGTTTGAGTAATTCAAGGTTTGCAGAAGTGACGGGAACTGGTGGTTTAGCAAAGACAGCAGAAGTTGTAATACGAGCAAGTGGATTGGGTGCTTGGACTGATACAATACGATCGTCTTTTGGTTTGGAGTTAAATTCACTTTTATATAGCAACTTCAAAAACTCTTACGAAAATTTACCATTCAAAAATATGTTGTCTGAGTATGGAATTACGAAGCAGGATTGGGATATTATTAGAACAACAAAAGGAAGGACTTTAAAAAGTGACAGCTTTTCTTCTGACTTTTTGGATATGGAAGCTCTTTACAATGTGAATGAGGGCTTAGGGTATAAGGTTTCAGAAATGATCAACACAGAAATGGATGCTTTTGTAATTATGCCGACAAACCGAACTCAGGTTTGGACAACAGCTGGTGCAAAAAAAGGTACACTCAAAGGTGAACTTGCAAGAAATGTTATGCTGTTCAAATCGTTCCCAATAGCAGTTGTACAAATGCACATCGCAAGATTGCACAATATGACAGGTTCTGGAAAAGTTGCTTATACTGTTGCTGGTGTTATGTCATCAATTGTATTTGGTGGGTTGGCATTAATGGCGTACGATCTGGTGACTGGAAAAAAACCAAGAGATATTGAGCGTCCTGAATTTCTTTGGGAGTCAATTATGAAAGGTGGGGGTTTAGGTATCTTCGGCGACCTTTTCTCATTGGCTGAAAACAGATACGGTCACTCTTGGTTGGGTACTTTTGTGGGTGTTCCATACAGTACAGGTGAGGATATTGCAGGTATTCTTGGCGACATTAAAAATGAGATAAAAGGTGATGATACCAACGTAATGGCTAATGCTTATAACAGAGCTAAAAAGTACATTCCAGCTCAAAACCTTTGGATGACAAGAACATTGTTCAGTGAAACTTTGGGGGATTTTGTTCAAGAGGCAATTGATCCTGATTTTTACGAAGCGCAATACAAGAAACAAATGAGAATGAAAGAATTAGGACAAGAGAGTTTATTCAAATAAAAAAGGGGGTATGTTATGGCATACAATACAGCAGAACCGAGGGCTGAATATAGTGCGAATGCAGGACAGACAGCGTTTGATTTCGTTTTTAAGATATTTTCAATATCAGATTTAAAAGTGTATTCAACACCGTTCGGGCAAACAGCAAACGATGAAACAGATATTTTAATTGAGAATATTGATTATACGGTTTCAATCAACGGTGATAATGGTGGTACAGTGACTTTGACAAATCCTGCAGCTATTGACGATGTTATCGTATTACTAAGGGATTTACCTGTAAAAAGAGATTATGAATATCAACAAGGTGGCGATCTATCATCAGACACATTGAACGATGATCAAGATTATCAAACGTATTTACTAGCGGACAAGCAAAGGGATAGTAACAGATTTTTAAAATTACCAGATACAGCAATTGTTGCGTCTAACATTTTACCACCAATAGTTCCAAATGCTTATTTAAAATGGAATGAGGATGGCACAGAGTTACAGTATGACACATCAATCCCTGATGCTGTAATTTTATCAACTGACGCTGCATTGATCGCTGAGAGTTATGCAACAGAACCTGAGGATGTATTTGTTAAAACATACAACAATGGTGTACCAACACCAACAACTGATTATTCAGCGCTACATTGGGCTGCTAAATCAGAAGGTTTTGCAGGTGACTCAGATGATTCGGCAGTTGAGTCACAATTGTCACAATGGTTGTCTGATGCTGCTAAATTAACGGCACAGAGTTACGCAACAGAACCTGAGGACGTATTTGTTAAAACATACAGTTCGGATGGTGATGGAACATTTACAGCCACAAACACAACTGATTATTCAGCGTTACATTGGGCTGCTAAATCAGAAGAATCAGCCGTTGGTTCTGCTGTGGATATATCATTTGATAATTCAGGAACAGGGATTGCTGCAGATAATGTACAAGATGCACTTGTTGAGATTGACGAAGATCTTGCAAGTAAGGCTCCTTTGGAAAGCCCAGCATTAACCGGAACTCCAACAGCTCCAACTCAATCAGCACTTGATGACAGTACAAAATTAGCAACAACAGCTTATGTTGATAGGAAAATGGTTTTAGGTACAGCAGTAAATAGCACAAGCGGAACAAGCATAGATTTTACTGGAATACCATCTTGGGTTAAAAGAATTACGGTTATGTTTAAAGGAGTAAGTACAAATGGAACAAGTGGGTTACTTGTTCAAATTGGTAATACAACAATACAAACAACTGGATATTCATCGAGTGCATCAGCATTTGTAAATGGTGCTGCACCATCCACTACTGCTGTTGTTACCTCTGGGTTTATTATTTTTAATGATAATATATCAGATTTAACTACAATAGAAATGATAATTGATTTAGTAAACAATTATAACTATATAAGTGTTCATAACGGAATGGTTAATGGAAGTTCAAGAACAGTATCTAAAAATGGAGGTGGAAGTGCTACTTTATCATCTGCTTTAGATAGAATTAGAATAACATCAGCAAATGGCACTGAAACATTTGATGCTGGACAAATTAATATTATGTATGAGGGGTAATTATGAGAATAGAAGTAGATATTGATGGAAACATAACGAAGCATGAAGATGCACCAATTATACAAAGAACAAAAGAAGAAATCGAAGCTGAAAATATAGCAGAAGCTAAAAGAGCTAGAAATAAAGCTATGCTTGACGGTGCTTTGTATAATATTGATGGAACACCTTATAAAGTATCTTTCACAAAGAATGATGGTGATGGATTGATGCAAGTTAAATCTGCTTTTGAAATGGGATTAAGTTCAACTGTAATTCATTTTGAAAATGGAACTATGATGCCTATAAATGCATCGGAGTTTCTACAATTTTCGGTTTGGTTTGTGAATAAAAGAAATGAGTTTTTCATATGAGAACAAACGAAGAATTAGAACTCCTATACAACAAATTTGACAATGATGTTAAAACCAAATCAAGATGGTTAAGAGCTTTAATAACTTTTGACCAGCTGATTGGTGTTATCTTTTGGAACAATAGCCAAGATGAAACAATAAGCTCAAAGATTGGAAGAAAGAAATTAAACAACACTTCCAATTGGTTTGAAGATAAATTATGTTGTTTATTATCAAAGCTTGACTATAATCACTGTAACAAGTCTTTAGGGGAATGAGTATGAGTGAGAGATTAGAAAATAAAGTCGATGAACATGATCGAATGCTTATCGAAATGCAAACCATATTAAAAGGTATTGCAAATAGTCAAAATAAGATGGCTGATAATATGGGTCTTATGGCGTTATCGGTTGGGAAAATAGATCAGTGGTTAGAAAAAATAAGTAACTTAGACGCCAACACAAAGGAGTCATTCAAAAGAACTTACAAAGTAATTGACGAGGTTGAAAGTAAACTGGCAAAAGAGTCTTCAAATATAACTGAGTCTGTAACTGAGTTAGAGAATAAAGTTGACGAAGGTTTCAAGGATCTTGAAGTGGCTAGATTCTTTAGTAAGCACCCTAAACTGCTTTTATTGGTAGTTGTGGGTTTTTGTGTATTAAATATAGAACCAATTAGAAAAATTATCTTTGGAGGATAAAATGTTAACATTCTTAGTAAGCTTAGGCTTAAAATTTATTACTAGTAATTTGGCTAAAACAATTATTGCTATCGGAGTTAAAAAACTCATTGCTGTAAAAGGTGATGGGATTACAGCTGATGTTGCGGCACTTATGATTGACGGTATTGCTAGATCTCAGCATAACCCAACAACAGAAGACGTTTTTAAAGATGCATTGGAATTGCTAACTGGTGAGGACAAATAATATGAGTACTTTTGATATTGCATTTAAAGAAGTGTTGGGGTTTGAAGATGGTTATGTTGATGATGTAAATGATCGAGGTGGTGAAACAAAATACGGAATTAGTAAGAAGTCATACCCAAACCTTGACATTAAATCATTAACTGTTGCTGATGCTAAAGATATTTATTATAAAGATTTTTGGAATAGTGAATTTTTGGAGTTGTCATTGATTGATGATGAAAAAATAGCGATTGAGTTATTTGATACGGCAGTTAATATGGGGCAAAAGACAGCAGCTAAATTCTTACAAGAAGCCTTAAACCTAATGAATAGAAATCAGAAAGATTGGGGTGATTTGACAGTTGACGGTGATGTTGGTGCTGAAACATTGAAAGCTTATAAAAAAGCTAGAAAACCAATATTACTGAAAGTTTTAAATGGACTTCAATTTATGAAGTATGTTAAAATTTGTGAGAATGATTCGACACAAGAAAATAATTTCAACGGTTGGATGGTTAGAGTTTAAATCTGAATAACCCACTTTTTATAGGTGGGTTATTTTAGTTCTTTTTCAATTACTAAAATTTTATCTACTATATCTCTAACTTTTTTACTCTTTTGTACACCCTTAAACTCAAGAATTGCATTCTTTTTATTTCCATTGTTTACTTTTAAATAAAACTTATATACTTCTAGCCCACCTCTAAGTGAATTATAATCTATACCTTTTTTATCTAAATCATCTTTCCAAATAAACGGATTAACACCACAATAACTTTCATATAAACCTTGATGTAAAACATCTTCTCTTAAACTTGTTTCACTAAAACATAAAAGAGAAATAAACTTTTTATCTTTTATCCCAATGTCGGGCTAAATCCTTTTGAAATTTGTCAAGATATTGATAATCTTGAATTTTGCTAGATAAAGCATCAAGTTCATCATTTAAAGCTTCTCTTGACTCTAAAAGCATTAAAATATACTCTTTATTTAATCTATCATTTTCTAAAGCTATTTTCATAACTTCAAGTTTAGAAACTTTTTCCATTTCTAATAACTTATGAACTCTTTTTAACTCTAAATTATGTGTAAAGCTATTAATTCCAAAACATATAGTTATAAATATAACACCAGTTGCTATTAAATCATTTTTCATTTTATACCTCTAAAAGTTTAACTATATCATTAAAATATCTATATGATACTTTTTGTAAATCTCCATATAATTCATTTTTTTCAAGATAAATTATTTCTTTTTTTGTATTAATATCTAGCAATAAGCCCTTAAATTCAATAAAATCAAGTTCAAGAACCAAATGTTCTAAACACATAATAGTCAAAGCATAAGGATTCCATTCATTATTATCAAAATGTTTTTCTTCAAGCTCTCTTATTTGAAACAATTTATTCCTTAAAAGTTTTACGTCATTAGGTTTTAAAGTTGTTTTTTTCATACCTTTGCTTTTTTTATACACCTTATAAGCATTTTGATACCACCATTCTTTTTTAATAGTTTCATTTGTATATTCTTCAATAATTGAAGCAGCATACATACCTAAAAGACTTCTATATACTAATATTTTTAATTTTTTAGTCACAAACTATCCTTTATTATTTTTTCTATCTGTTCCCAACTCCAAACGACATGAACAACAGCACCTGCTTTTCGTAGTTGTTTATGCATCCATTTCTGAATTATACTAGCTTCATGCTTTTCGTCACGCTTCATTTCAAACAAATACAACCTTCCATTTTCTAAGTGAAATATATCAGGAAAACCCGTCGGTATTGGTGGGTGTTTGAATGTAAATGAGTTTTTACGCTTCTTTAAATTCTTGATGCACTTTTTTTCAATAGCTGATTCAAGCATTTTTTTTGTACCATGAGGCTGTGAAGTTCTTATTAGCTTTCACAGCTTTATACACATGAGCATCAATCCCTGATATTAAAAAAATCAACTTTATGGGATCTTTACGATTAATATTTGCTTGTCTAACCCGCACCTGTTCGTATGTTGCAGCACTAAAGCTCATACTGTATATGATCATGTTTTTAAAATGCGAAAAGTCCTTACCCTCACACAGCTTTGTTATAGAACCTGTATTTGGAAACTCTTTGGCAAGTGCAATCTGTTCTTCAATATGGTGAGCTAAAATAATAGTATCACTTGGATCTTCCACGTTAGCTTTTAACCAGTCCATCTTTGGATTATTTTTGAGGGTGTAAACTTCCCCAAATTCATTCTTAACAAAACCACCTGAAATCTGATGCTTTTTATTGTTTAACTTACTTGGTGTGTCGCCCAGAATATCATATTTTGGTATCACCTTATCTGCATCAAGTTGTTTATAAAATTTCTGTTGCTGTTTGTTCAGTGGAATATCAATCAGTACATCAACAGGCTCATGTTTGTGACCTGCATCAGCTCTTGTCATTGATACCTTGTACTTATCAACAACTGATATAACACGTTTTTCAATTGTACGATCATATTGACGAATATCTTTACCTTTTATTCTAATTGAATACGGCACACCATAATCAATAAACCAATCAGTAAATCTTGCATACTCACTCCATGGTGAAAAATCACTCAAAGCCATCATATGAAACAATCCAGAGTACCCCTGAGGACTCATAGTCCCTGAACTAAAGATTATAGGTATTCCTTTACAAAGTGGTTTAATAGCCTTCCAGATGGTAGAAGTTTTCGGATAACCTGTAATCCATCTGTGGGCTTCATCAAGTACAATTATGTCATACTTCTGTTGGAACGAAGAGCTTTTTAATGCTTGGTGATAATTGATTATAGACAGCTTGTCTGATAACATTGTAAGGTGGCTTGATGCACTTAAAATGTCCTGTATCGCTGATAATTGGGTTATCACCAATGGGTTCTTGTACTTCGTCAATACTTTTAGAAATGATAATGTCTTTCCCGACCGTGGTTCCCCTGCTAACAGACACAGCTTTCGTTTCTTTAATTTTTTTCTGATCTGTTTTGCTGCTTTTTTCTGGTGTGGCATTAGTTCCATCGCTCATCCTTTTTAGTTTTGGTGGGTCCCATAGTACAACACCCGTTTCAGGCGTCCATTGATCCATACCTATTAATCTTCTTGTTAAAATTGCATCACTTTCTGTCATACCTTTTGACTCATAGACTTCAACAACTTTATCCCAACTGTAATCAGCGTCAAGTAATTTTTCAGCAGTTATCAAAGCTACTCTGTTTATACCTTTGATATTATCAGTAAGATCACCAGCTAAAGTTTGATGGTAGTTAAACTTGTTAGCATCTTCAACACTTGTATCGCACCAACTCTTGTGCATATAATGACAGTTGAACCATGTACCAGCGACACCTTTCAATAAATCTTTATCAATTGTTACACCAACAGCACCGTTTCTTACATAATACGCAACAACGTCATCAGCTTCTGTGTTTCCAACATATGATTTATTCTCATAAGCCCATTTTCTTATTTTATAAAATTCTTTTGTCTTTTCTCTTGATTCCCTATTGCCTTTATACTCAGGATATAGTTTGTATCTGAAATTAGTGTCAGGATCTGATACGAAAACAATTACATCTTTTAACTTCCAACCTCTGATTTTGAATTCTTTTTTAGCTTCTTTTGTCAATTCTTCAATGTAATCTTCATATGCCTTGATTAATACAGGAAGTTTTATTTTCCCAACCTTTACAACCTCACCTTCTAAGCTATCCTTTTTTGGTATTGGTTGAGGTGCCACAACATACGGTATATTGTCTGCATCAATAACGAGGTCTTTTTTTATTTTTTTTACTTTATTCTTTTTCATTGTTTTTACTTCCTAATTTATCCAATTTTATTTCCAACAACATCAACCCGTTACATATAAGATGCGCTAAATGAAAGCACTGACTGTCATCAGCAAGGTCATCATCTTCACCCTCAAACAAGTGACGCATCAATGCACCTTTGAGTGATCCTTCTGGACTTTTTTTATAACTGGTTGGATCAGGGTATTTCACCAAGCCAAATTCTCTAACCTTTGAAACTTCTGTCAATGCGTTTTTAAACATCAACAAGTTTTCCAAAGGAACTTTACCAATTGTTTGTTTTATGCTCTGATCAATCATTCCAAATCCTTTTTATTAAAATATCTTCTAATCACATAACCTCTTAAAGTTGAAAGAATGAACATCACTAAAACAATGATTACTGACTGTGTGTTCTTATCTAAACTTTCAAAATTTGATAACATAAATCGCATGGCAATAAAACCAATCATCATTCCAACCAAAGACTGACTTATTGTTTCTTTAAGACTTCGTGCTTTACTTTGCATAAACTATCATCCTAAATCCTTTAACATACGCTCTGCGTATTCGTAATAATATTTATAATCCAAATCCAACGGCAACGACTCTTGGAGTGTCATCATTGGTTGAACACCATCTGTGAGAGGTACTTTATTACCTGTTCCTTTTCTAAATATACCACGACCTTTTGTCGAGTAATACCATCGTACAACTTTTCCCAGATAATAACTTTCGTCATCAAAACCAAGGAAAGGAGTCACCCATTTATAACCAGCTTTTGAAGTTGTTTCAACTTTTTGACGTTCACCATAAATAGGTTTTCCAAAATATGCACCACCATTCACCTGTGTCGCTGATAGAAACTTTTTAATATCCTTACAATCATCAATCGTCTTTTTAATTGGTGTTCCATTCAAAATGAAATTACGAACTGCCTCAAAACAAATTGGTGTTTGTGTATTCTTTCGTAAAAAGTTATCTGGATCAAGTGGATCACAATAAACACCTTTTGCTTTTGTGTATTTACCATAGTTAGCAACGTAATTGTTAACATCACGAGCATGAAGTCCGAAGTATGTTCCGAGTTCCATTTCATAAGCAGTGATTTTTTCAATCTTCCTGATGATCTTTGTTGCTTTTTTAATCTTTGTTGTTGAATACTCCAACCCGTCTGTATTTGATGAAATAACCTTAATACCTTTAGCTTCAAATCTCTCAATGATCATCAACAGTGTTAGTTGTCCTGTTATTGTAACCTGCAACATCAAGTCGGGGCTGTACAGTTTTGAATACTTTGAACCAAATTTACCAAATGATCCATTGATGACGATTTTGAGTGAACCTGCGATCAATTTATCACCAGCTGCTTTTGCCCTTAATCTCTCTTGTACAATTTCGTCATACACTTTTAAGAACTTATTACCAAGGTGTTTGGGTGCATATCCATTTTTTAAGATAATGAAAGGATAATATGAACTAAAATCGGCGTTGTTCATGTTCTCAGTACAAGTTAAACTTTTCTCTTGACTATGTAAACCACCGATTCCCATTTTATATTGTGTACTTCCAATTGTGAATACTTCAAATTCTGGGGGTACCACAACGCCACCACCTGCATCCAATGTATAATCTAAGGTTTCGGTCAGCTTGAGAAGTTTTTGCAGCTGTAGTGTCTTAAATTTGATATATTTTGGTGCAACATATTTACAAGTGTAATTTGCGTTTAACTTTGGAACTTTATCTGTATAATTAAGTCGTTTAACAATAACTGTTTCAGCAATTTGTGCATCTGATTTTGAACGTAGATCGACATCGTACTGTTTCGACATTTCCACACGTAAATCAATTCGATCCTTAATTGCGTAGTACAAATCCTCAGTTAACTGTAAATCGTTTTTACAATATGACTTTACCTTTTCAGCCTTCTTTTCAGAAAGTTTCTTATGTGGATCATAAGGCAAGTCCTGTAAGCTGTGAGATCCCATTCTACTACCATATAATTTTAAACCAACCATTACTGCAGGACTTGGTTCTTTAATGTCAATATGATCAATTGTTGTGTCTTGTTCAATACCCATCTGTTTATATATCATATATGCGTTTGTTCTTGTATTGATAATTGATTGACACATATGATACATCATCAGTACATCAGCACCATTGAGAGCATATTCAACCAAGGGCATATCAAACCCTAAACCATTGAAGGTTATGTTAGTTGTTGATCGTAATAATTTCCTGATCTTCTTAATCTCTTTATTTGAGTAAGTACCCCATGTTTCAAATGTTGTTATCTCTTTTGTATCTAAGTCTTTAAATGCAAAGACATTCCAGTTGGGATAGACTTCAATATCTAGTACTTGCATCACAATTCCTTAAATGTTTTTTTCTTACTATCGTATTTGAAGCCCAATTGTTCCAGCTCAGCCTTGGCGTTTTTTTTAATCTTTTTAAGATGCTTTACTTTTCGCTTGTCTTTCGTACCTTTTATTTCTTTTTCATATCTTAAAATATTACGAATTATAAAAGCTAATTTTTTAGCCTGTTCCTCTCTGTTTGTGTAATAGTAATCCATGATCAAAAGTTACTCAGACATTCTTCAAATGTTATAAACTTATGTGTTGAGTGTAGTGTGATTTTATTACCCATGACATATGTTTCATACTGATGACAATACCAAATCAAAGTTAATTGGTCGTTATTCACAAACTCTTTTATTGCGTCCTCATGCCAAGTATGGTCCCCCAACTTCTGTAATAATCTTTTGAGTGATTCTTCATCTTTAGGTATATTTGTAACAACTAAATTTTTAATCATGTTCTATCCTTTTTTTTAATTTCAATAAACTCATGAAAACCTACCAAAATTAATTGATAGGTTTATTCAGCTTATTTTTAAAACGGCACTTCATCGTCATCATCTGTTTGTGATGGTTGCCCTTTTACTTTCCCGCTTTTTTTAACAACTTTTTGAATGATTTATAATCTTCGTGGTCTTCAAGATCTTCAAGAAGTGTTGCTGCTTTTTCAAGATCACCTTTGTCAATTGCTTTTTTAAACTTTTTAACACTTTTATCTTCAACAACTTCATCGTCATCAGCTTCTGTCACTTCTGCTTTTTTCTTTTTGTCTTTTTTCTTATCTTCCGATTTACCATAATAACCAACAGTCACGGACTCACCCTCTAATGTTGATCCTCCACCTTCATACTGTTTGTATTCAACAAGTCTGATTGCATTGAATGATCTTGACACCATTTCACCATAATCAGCACTTTTGAAGAAGTATAAATCAAACTCAACATCAATAATTGAACCTTCACCAAAGTCAGTGAACATTTCAGCGGTCATTGATTTATCAGCAATTTTAAATGTCGCAGGTTTACCGTCAGCTTTTTTAGTCATCCAGAACTGAATGGCCCCTGTTTGTTCATCGTTTGAAAACCAATCTTCAACTGGATACGCTGGTTTTTTAGCTTTTGCAGATTTGTTATCTGACCAAAGAGCTTCAAAATCTTTGATAATTTCTTTCTTTTGGTCTTTTGTTATTTCAATACCAAGTAAATGTTTGCCATTTTTATGACCACCTTCTTTTGTTACTGATGCGAAAACTACTTTAACGCCTTTGAATGTTTTAACCATTTTATAATCCTTCAATTTGTTTTTTAAATTTTTTGTAACTGTCTTTATGTAATGCTAATTTTAATGATTTTAAAATTTTAGTTGCTTTTTCAATTTTACCTTTTGCAATTGCTTTTTCAAGATCAGCTGTATCAACAGGTAATTCTTCAATTTTACCTTCGTGTTTCTTTTTCTTTTTTTCTTTCTTAGCCTCATCTTCACTTAAATCTTTTGAAAATTCTGGTTCTTCATTAACATCAGCTTCATCAATAGCACATTCATCAGCAGCCACACAAGCTGTTCTGTCAATAGCTTCATACTCTTTTGAAAACATTGTTATATTCAATGGATGCATTAAATCATTTAACAATGCATCTGTGATTACCTGAGCTGATGTTAATCTCTCAGCTTTTACAAACTCTTGATCAGGAAGATTTGTTTTACCCATAACCTCACCAAGGAAGTTAACTAACTCACCATTAATAACTGCTTGTGGCATATGATGCGATAACCATGCAACTTTGTCAGACGCCGCTGCTTTATTTAATTGTCTAATTGCACCCATACTATTTTTAATTACAGCTCTTGTTGTTTCAATACTTTGTGACATTTTTTCTTCTTTCATTATTAATTCATTTTGATTAACTTGACCATCGTCAGGGGTTATGTTTTCTAGTTTTAGATCTTCGATTTCTAGTTTTAGATCTTCGATTTCTAGTTTTAGATCTTCGATTTCTAGTTTTAGATCTTCGATTTCAGAAATGAAGTCATCTTTCAAATCTTCAATCAATGGGGATGATTCTGTTAGTTCGTTCCATTCACTTACTGTAATCTCTATTGTTTTTCCACTTGTCAAATAAATCTCATACGTGTCATTACCCAAGTATAGACGATTTAGGTTCTTGTTCATTTTGACCATACCTTTCCAGAAAGTTTGACATTCCTTTATCTTCAATTGATATTAGTAATGTTGGTGGAGTGATCTTATGAGTTAAAAACTGTATTTCTTCAAGTTTCTTAATTTTCCACTCAGCGTCACTGAGTTCCGATTTTAAACTCATATTACTCTTAGATAAATTATTCACTCTTGAATTAAGCTCACATTTATCAGAGAGTAATTGCTCATTAATCAACAGTTGTTGTGCCAATGCATTACGTAAATTTTCAACAGTCCTGTACATAAGTTTTTCCTTCAATGTCATACATCATTATTTTACCAGTTTCAGGATCAACTGTTTCACATGGAAAAACAACAGTTCTCAATTCATACTTACGGATCAACTCTTTCTGTGAAGCTGCTCTTTCTTTAAGATTTGTATTTTCAATTCGTAACATTGAATTTACGTCCTGCAACATAGCGCATTCCTGAGCTTGATTTGTTGCAATGTCACCTTTATAAAAACCATCTTTAACACAACTGTCATAATCAATCCCACAGATCTCAGCTAAGATAACAAGTTGTATTGTTGATTCAGCTATGTACTGCGATACAGAAGGTTTTTCTTCATGTAAGACTGCTTTTGCAAGTTCACCTTGAACCTCAAACAAACGAGCTAATTGAGTTAGTGGTTTCATTCTGTCAAGATGACCTACTTCCTCAGCCCAATTCAATATTTTTTTAGTCATTAAATATCCTTTTAATTTACTTCAATTTGTACTCCAACAAGTCCAAACAAAAATAAATCTTGTACCTATTGCAAGGTAAGCCATTCCACAATCCTTATGTGCGCTTCACAGCGTTCACTCCATTTTACATCGGTACGAAGGGAGCCGATGACCAAGTGTTTTGTTACTTGATGTTGGAAGTATGACATACAAAAACTTAAAGTTTTATTAAGTGCTTAATAATTAGTTAATAAGTTGTGATTAAGTTTAAATTCTGTATTATGTTATAAATTAATTAAAAAAGGAATGCTCATGAAAGAAAAAAAGAAAGCCCCAGCACTATTGGATAAAGATGTGCATGATGTACTTATGAAAATCAAGTGTGATGAAGAGAAGGGATCAATTAGTGCTGCAATTAGGTTTGTATTAAATGAGAATGAGTTGTTAAAATCACAATTAATTAAAAAAGATTCGTAAATGAAAAAACGACAATTTTATTTAAGTGTGACACGTGACGATCGTGGGAAAAAAGTTATAAATTTCGGTGGAAAAGCGTGGGGTGATTTACCAAAGGACAGAGCCAACGCAAGAGGTGTTAGGACAGGTGACAATTTAATGGTTGTTGATGTTGATACAAAAGATCTAACAAAGATTGATAAAAAGCTAATCAAACTTTTACCTCTTGAATGTACTGTTGAAACTGCAAAGGGTTTTCACTGGTATTTCACAGGAGCTGATGATGTTGCACAAACTCAAAAGTTAACTGAGGGCGTTGATATTCGAAACAAGGGTGGTTTTGTCTTTGATAAATATTGGGGCAAAGACACTGACATTAGTTATGAAAAAGTAGGTTCTGTTTATACGATGACTAACAAGTTACATAAGTATCTTTTGAAACTGCATGACAAACAAGAAAAAAGAGTCGGTAAGATTGTTTATGCGATTGATGGTGATTATCCAGAGTTTGAGGATGGTGAACAACATGAAATGATCAGACTATCTATGCAGGAAGATTTTAAGAAAGGTTTGAGTTATGACGAGGTTTACACCAAAGGTCAAAACTATATTAAAAACTACTTGACTAATAATTCACATGAACAACAGTTGATGCGTGGTCGTGTTGATTGGGCGTATAAAGTGTTCAACGGTTCAGGATCATCGCTTGATGGTACTCTTGTTGAGGTTAAACCTACCAAAAAGAAATTGACATTGGACGAAGAAATCAAAAAATCATTAAGTGCTGCTTCAAAATTGGGAGCGTTGGCTTTAGAAAACGCAAAAAAAGAAATCAAAGACGCTCATGGTATAACAATGGCAACATTAAATGACATGACCAAAGAAGCTATCATTGATGATGTTACAGGGATTGACAAATACTTTGAAGGTCAGGTTATCTTTGATCCAGAAATGGGTGTTTTTGCAGATGTTACACGATCTCACGTGATGATGTTTAAACCATCGAACTTCAAACAAACTCTAATGGGAAACAGTGGCTGGATGACACCAACCGATGTAAATGAGGTGTTATGTAAGATACCAAACAAATATATTATTTACAAACCAAATACCAAAGAA